TCATCATGGGAATGTAAGTGTATGTCCTATTTTGATCGTACTGATGAGATTATCTCTTGGGCATCCGAAGAACTTGTGATACCATATAGATCACCAGTTGATGGAAAAGTACATCGATACTTTCCTGATTTTCTCATTCGTGTCAAGAATGGTGATAAAAGTAAAACAATATTGATTGAAGTCAAACCTTTCAATCAAACTCAACCACCTAAGCAAAGAAGTAGAGTAACTAAACAGTATATTACTGAAGTGGCTACTTATGGAGTGAATCAAGCAAAATGGAAAGCAGCAGAAGAATACTGTAAAGACCGCAACTGGGAATTTAAAATTCTAACAGAAAATGACTTGGGAATCAACTAAATATATTTATGACATCAAAACTAACACAACTTGCCGAAGAGAAATCATCTCTAAAACTTCAAACTATGTCCAGAAAGGCCATAACATGGCTTCAAGGAAAAGTTGATGAACTTAATAACGTCTATCGTATTCCACCTAAAATTGGTTCTGAACGTGATAGATTTGTCAGAGCGGTTACTTTAGGTAAGATGTATTTCTTTTATTATGATCCTAAAACGAAAGAAACGATTGATTACTACGATAAGTTTCCTTTGGTGATTATGTTAGAGAAATATCCTGATGGATTTTTAGGATTGAACTTACATTATTTACCTATACCGTACAGAATTAAGTTTTTAAAAGCACTGCTTCCACTAGCATCATTAGATGACAATGATAACATTAAGAGAGTGCGAATAACATACGAATTACTCAGTGAGGCTAGAAGATTCTCTGCATTTAAACCATGCTTAAAACGATATCTATACTCACATTTGCGATCTAAGATATTGATTGTAAAACCAAATGAGTGGGATGTGGCAGCAATGTTACCCGTTCATCAGTTCAGAAAAGCAAAAGCAAAGACTGTATGGCAAGATTCAGTTAACGAAATTAAACAAACTAGTTAGGATTAAAAATGCCAGGAAGCATACAAGAATTTATATCTACATTCACATCAGTTGATATTGCTAGACCAAACAGATTTGATGTCCAGATCAATGTACCTGCAGCTTTGATTAATCAATTTAATGGAATTTCTCAGCAGTTAATGTTTAGATGTGAATCGGCAGAATTACCAAGTAGAACATTTGAAACGGCTCAACAGAAATTTGGATCCAATCCATTAGAAAAACATGCTACACAATCAAGTTATAATGATTGTCAATTAACATTTGTTGTATCTGGTGATATGTCTGAGAAAGTGTTTTTCGATTCGTGGATGGAATATATAAATCCAACTGGTAGTTTTGATTTTGCATATAAGTCTAATTATGTAAGTGATATTGCAATTTCTCAATATGATCAAGCAAATAAAGTACAGTATTCGACATATTTGATTGATGCTTTTCCAATTGCAGTTAATCAGTTAGATTTAAATTGGACTGAAGATTCATATCATAAATTAACTGTCGTGTTTGCCTATACTTATTGGTTGAACGATGATAGTAGAACACAATTTTATACCAATAATGTTTTTGCTCAAGATCAATTCTCAAAAACCACTTTTTCAAATCAACTAGGATCAACAATAACTAAAACAGCAGCAAAGTAAATTATATTATTAATCAGGAGATTATACCATGGCTTTGCCTAAAATAGATGCACCAATATATGAATTGACTTTACCATTATCAAAGAAGCACATTAGATTTCGACCATTCTTAGTGAAAGAACAAAGAAATCTATTGATGGCGATGGAATCTAACGATAAAGATACAATTGAAAAGAACATCAAACAGATTTTACACAATTGCACTTTGACTGAAAAGATTGAAATTGAATCTTTACCTATCATCGATGTTGAATATTACTTCATTCAATTACGAGCAAGATCAGTTGGTGAAGTTGTTGAAAGTAAATATCGGTGTGAGAACATGGTCAATGATATCAAATGTAACAATCTGATGGACTCAAGTTTGAATTTATTGGATATTCAGATACAAAAAAATGATGACATCAATGATGTTATCCAGTTAACCGATAGTATTTCTATAAAGTTAAAGTATCCAGAATTTTCAGTACTTCAAGTGGCATCTAAATTTGAAAGTTCTTCGGATATGGCATTTCAAATGATTGTTGAGAGTATCGAATACATCTTTGATGGTGAACAATACTACTATGCAAAAGATACTGATCCATCAGAGTTGATTGAGTTTGTTGATTCATTAAATCAAGAACAGTTTGGTAAGATTGAAGAGTTCTTTGAGAATCTACCAAAATTAAATAAGAACATTGAACTAACTTGTGGTAAGTGTGGTTTCCATCACACGATTGAGGTGGAAGGGTTAGAAAGTTTTTTCGGTTAATGTTCCGTCATGATACTTTAGCAAATTACTATAGAACTAATTTTGCTTTGATGCAGCATCACAAATACAGCTTGACGGAACTAGAATCGATGCTGGTGTGGGAAAGAGAGATTTATATATTTATGTTGATTCAGCATATTGAAGAAGAGAATGAGAAGATTAAACAAAAACAGAACAGTAGATGATAACGAAAAAAATAAACAACATCGTATTTGCATGGAATCCAGAGGCCTTTAAGGGTAAAGGCTATTGGTTTCGCTTAGGCAAAAATGGTGGATTAGGTCTTGCTGCATCTAAAGCTGAAAGTTTAAAACTTGGAATTCCAAAGAAAGAGAAGTCTGTCAACCAAGATAGAAGTGATGAGTATGAAAATGCACAAGAGATCCGAAGTAAGGGTCTCTTTGGCAACATAACAGAAAATCTCGTATCAGGAATGTCAATTGGCCAATCTTTTGGTCGAGGAATTAAAGATACTGTTAAAGCAAAACTAACAGGAATCAAAGAGACTTTTGATCCAATCAATATTGGTAAAAAATTAGGTGGCAATCTAGGTGCTGCACTAGTTGGTAAAATAACAGGTAGAAGTGCAAAAGATATAGGTTATTTTACAGGTATAAAAGTACCAGGTCTACTAGGCAAAAGTGAAGAAGAATCTTCTTTAGTTAATGTTGCCAATTCACTACACACAAATGTTTCAGAAAGTCAAAGAAAGAAACTCCAAAAAGATGATAGTGTTGCTGATGTTGCATCAAAACTTTATAATGCTGTCAAAAGATCATACGAAGAAAAGAAACTAAGAAAAGAATTAGAAAGAGACTTCTCTCAAGAGAAACATGATCGTGCAGAAAGACGGCACAAAGAACTCATCAAAGAAATAGAAAAACAAAATCAAGAACAAAAGAAAGCGGAAGAGCAGTTAAAGAAAGAAGAAAAGAAAAAGCTGAAAGAACAACAAACTGCAAAACCTCAAGGTAAAGAACCTGCAACACCATCAAGTACATCAGCATCCACTGCTGCAAAGGTTGGTGAAGCTGCAACTACATCAACAGCATCTACAGCAACTAGAATAGGTGTTGGTGCATTGGCAGCAACTGGTACAATTTCAGCCGCCGCAGCGTTATCTATCAAAAGAGAGACTGGTAAATCATCTGAGAAAGCGATAGAAAATGTAGGTCAGATTGTTCCAAATGATCCAGAACCTGGATATTTCTCGTATGGTATATTTGGATTAAATTCAAAAGCTAAAACAATTGATCAATTTATTGCACAAAATCCTCAGTTAGGATTTAAAGAGAAACCTGGCACAAAAGCATTCAATGACGAATGGACGTCCATGGCTAAAAGTAAACCTAAAGAAATGTTAGATGCTCAAATATCTTGGTATGATAGTAATATAACTCAACCGTTAAAAAAAGATTTGAACAGAGAGTTGCCAAGTAAGATTGCAAACGATGATAGAGTGATCACATACATCTCAGATAGAAGAATTCAATATGGTCGTACAATGGAGAAAGATGCATTTAAGTATGCATCAAGTGCCGATACTCCTGAAGATTTTATAGCTAAGATGACTGAGTTTGATTTAAAAAATATAGGTAAAGCATTTACAACATATTTAAAAAATCATCCAGGTGCTGAAAAAGGACTTATCAACAGAATAAAAAATAGAGAAAAAGAATCTTTATCTGTGCAGAATTCTACCGCTATTGCACCACCAGTTCCTGCTAAAGTTGATACTGGAATCACACTTGGAAAAGAATCAACAAAAAATACAGACATGAAAAAATCTGTAAAAAATACAAACGTACTTGTAAATAATAATACCACGATTTTAGGTATGGATCAAACAAAAAAACCAACAGTACTTACTTCACCAACACCTTTAGACTTACCAGCATATCAACAGGTTTAAACTATGGAATTAACTAAAACATTAGGTAAAAAACAATTCAGATGGAATCCAAATGCGTTTGGCGGCAAAGGCTATTGGTTTGTGTTAGGTAAAAATGGTGGATTAGGTCTTGCTGCATCCAAGGTTGAATATGCACAATTAGGTGTACCGTCAAAAAACTCAACTGAGCCAAAATCACCTGACGTGTACAAACAAAAACCTATGTCATATCAAGAAGCAAACAAATTCAAAAAGAAAAGTTTGAGTAGTTTGATTACTGAAAAGATTGTTGGTGGTCAAAGTATTAGTAAATCGATTAGAAGTTCTATCTCTGAGAAGTTTAGAGCCAAAATGAAAAGATCAAAAGAGATGTTTGATCCTATGAACATTGCAAGAAAACTTACAGGAAATGTGGGTGCTGCAATATATGGCAAACTCAGAGGTAGAAGTACAGAAGATATGGAATATTTTACTGGCGTGAAAAGTAAAAAGGAAAAGACACAAAATGTAAAAGGTACGGATGCTGAATCAAATAGTGAAGTTAAAGTTCAAAATAATAAGAACTTTAAGAAAATTGAAGAAGCAATGTACACCAAAGTTTCAGAGAAACAAAGAGGTAGAATGAGAAAGGGTGATAATCTTGCGGTTGTGTTATCTAGACTTTATAATCTAATGTTGATCCATCGAGATGATGAGAAAAAAGAAGATGCACAAAAAATGCGTGATGAGAAACAAAAAGAGAAAGATGAAAAGCAGTGGCATAAAGAGTTACTAGAAGCACTCAGAGGTCGAAGAATTGTAAGTAAAGGTACTGCGAGTAAAGATGATTCAAGTATATTTGATTTCATAATTAATCTTGCAAAAAGTATATTGAATAAAATAAAAAGTTTTATTGAAGGAATATATGAGACATTAAAGCCAATTTTTGAATTTTTGGCAAGCCCTATATTTGGTGTTTTAAAAAATATTGTTAAAGTTGGTTCTTGGGTATCAAAATTTCTAGCTGCTGCCGATCTTGTCGCTGCTCTAAAAATTTCAATTCCCCTACTTGCAGGAGCAGTTGCTACATATTTGGCAGGAAACGAACAAGTGAAGGCGATGAGGGCAGCGGAAAAAGGAGATTTCGAAGCAACCAAACAAGCAGAAGGTCGGTCTATGCAATATCAACAAGGCGCATTTAGTGAGTTTGATTCTAGTGCAGATTCAAATGCTGATGCTGCTGCAAGACAAGAACTTCAAAGTGCTGCAGGTAGAGGATCAAAAGAAGCTCAAGCTAAATTAAAAGAACTTGAGGATGACGATAAAAAGAATGAAAAGAAAATAAAATATGTTCAATCATTAGGTTATACTGTTGACGATGGCGTGATAGGTCTAGCACATAAAGGTGGATTTTTAGGATTTGGTGGTCAAAGAATTAGTCAAACTGAATTAGATGATGCAAATAAATTTGCAGAAGGTAAGATCGAACTACCAAAATCAACTTCTACTCCAGCAACACCAACCGCAACACCTATGGTATCTTCTAATACACAAACTAAACAGAAAACACCACCACCAAGTGTTTCATCTCCACCTCAGACTGTTACTCCTATGGCTACGGATAATCCAGCAGCTAAGAGAGTGCTAAACGCAATAAAAGAAAGTAACAATGCAAAGCTGGATGAAATGGTAGGATCAACTAATGTGGTTATCAATAAGCCTAATACAGTAGTCGCTGCTGGTGGTAATGGATCACCAGGAGTTTTATTAGATACTACCGTGAGTGTTAGAATCGATGATCCTACACTATTAAAAATACAGAAACAAAATTTAAGACCAGTATAAAAGAGAAACCCCGCCGAAGCGGGGTTATTTGGCAATTATTCTTCATCCGCTAAACGCTTGAAGTAATCAAGTGTGTCATCATCTTCAATTTCAGGCATCACTTGTGATTCATCTACTACTGGCTTCTTAGGTAGAGACTTCATCTGTTCTACTGTAGTCTTAACTGGTACATCTTCACCATTCAGACCCAATACTTTGTCCAATCGAGATTTCAACTGTTCATAAGATTTAAACTCTTTATCAGATACCAAATCTTTCAAAGTATACTCAGACTTCCAGATTTTCTCTAACTGATCATCATCATCCAATAGAGGTTCGGCAGAATCAAACTCAGACTTATCATAATTCTGATAACCCTCAACTTTGCGAATCTTCAATTTGAAGTTAGCACCTTTCCATAGATCAAATGGATTGATTGGTGTTTCATCTGCAAACTCTGGTGCCATTGCTTCAGTAATCTTATCAAATATCTTTTTACCATACTTGAATAGAAATACTTTACCT